CGACCTGCTGCAGCCCCCGTTCGAAATCATCCATCGAGACCCAGCGGGAGCCGTCCTGCTGCTGCATCACCGGGCCCGTGGTGACGTTGATCTGTGGGGATGCAGAACCGGATTCGGAGCGGCTGGAGGCACGCGAAGGGATCACGTCAGCGCCCCGAGCGCCTGCCAGGAAGCGGGAGCTGGCGGCTTGCATCTTGCTGGCGGGGATGACGTACTCATCCTCTCCACCCTCGCCCACCATCGCCAAGGTGGGGCGGGTCACAACGGCGCCCTGGGCGAAGGCGGGGACGGAGACGTAGCCGAGCTGGGGAATGTCTGGGGCGACGGGAATGCTGTTGTAGCCCCGGATCACATAGTTCACCCTGTCGATCAGGGAATTGATCCCGTTGGCGATGAACTGCATCGCACCGCGGAACACGTTGCGGATCACGTCGATCACATAGGTCCATACGCCCACCACCCGATTGCGCACGGTTTCCATTGCCCGGGGCAGGAACTCGGTCAGGGTTGACCAAGCGTTGCGGATCGGTTCGACCAGATAGGTTTTGAACGCTTCACCCATGGCAGTCCAAATACCCACCACCGCATCACGCCACGTATCGACAATGCCTTGCAGGGTGGAGAAATCGCCGCTCCAGATCTTGCGGATTTCATCGCCCCATGCCTTAATTGCGCCGGTGAGGGTGTTCAGGCTGACGGTGACGATGCCCACCACCGCATCCCACAGCCGCACGAACGGCTCGCGGGCGAACTCCGTCCACTTCCACAGCCAGGAGACAAACTGCGTCAGGGGCTCGCGGAATGCAATCGCCATGGCCACCACCGCAGCGATGGCCAGCACGGTCCAGCCGACGGGGCCGGAGAAGAACGCCAGCAGGGCGGGGACCACGGTGCTGGACAGGAAGCTGATGAATCCCGTCAGAGCAGCAACCGTTGCAGGAATGAAGGCAATGAAGCTCTTGGCAAAGTTCAAGAACTGCAGCGCCGTTAGCCCGATCACCACAGCGTTGAGGATTGGCCCCAGCGGACTTGCGGCGACACCTAACAGCGTGAATGCCGCGGCCAGAAGCCGGATGGGGCCTGGTAGGCCAGCCAGCAATGCCAGGCCTGAGATCCACTTCGTAGCGGAGAAGATCGCCACAACCCCGCTGATGGCACCGACGAACGAAACGATTGAAGGCACCACATAGCCGAAGGCCAGGAGGCCAGCAACGGCTCTGATCGCAGGCTGCAGCGCCTTCACAAGACTGGCGGAGGCGTTGATTACAGTCGTCAGCGGCGGCAGCAAGGCTGCAAGCGCTGGCAAGAAAGCATTGCCCAGCTCAATTCTCAGCTGGGTAAATCCGTTATTGAGCAGTTTGAGTTGATTTTCGGCAGTAGCGCTCCGGGTAGCGTATTCCTTAAGTACCGAGCCTGCGGCTTTAGTGCTGTCGTTTGACAGTGCCAAAATCCTATCTAGCTCGCCAATGTTGTTGATCAATGGCGACAGCGCCCTTGCCTCATCGCCGAACAGATCACTGATTACAGACAACTGCTGAGACTTGGGCAGGTTGCTGATCTTGCCCAGCACCTCAGTGATTGTGCCAATGGCGTCCTTTTCCATCCGATCGGCAAAGCCCTGGGTCGAGGCCTTTGCCAGCGACTCTCCTGTTGCTTTCGCGTTGGCTTTAGCACTCTCAACGAAAGACTTCTCAGCCTCTTCAATGGCCTTGAACCGGCCTTCTGCGGCGGCCTTCTGCCCATCCATAAAGGCGTCTTCCTGTTTTTCCACCAGCGAGAGGCGATCTGCATTCGCCTTCAGTTCAAGCTCCCTGCGATCATCCAGTTGATCGCGAATCAATTGCTGCTGATCTCGGGCCGCCCGGCGCTGCACCGTCAACTCGCGGTCTACCTGATCGCGGACGGCTTCAATCCGCGCCTCGTAAGCGTCTCGGATGCGGTCCACAGCGGCTGTGGCGTCGGTTTTCTGAGCCTGAGCGATCTTCTGCACGTAGTCGATCTCGGCCCGTTCCTGGCGCTGCAGGGCCTTGATCTGTGCGTCTGCGCGATCCTGCAGGCGGTCCTCTTGAATCTTGGACTGGTCGTCCCAGTTATCCTGCAGCGCCTGCTGCTCATTGCGGTACCGCCGGTTGATCTCCCTGCTCAATCGGTCGGTTTCATCGCGGGCGATCTCAATCCTGCGGTCGCTTTGCTCCTGGGCCAGGCGGACGACCTGATCCTTCTGAGACCTGGCCGCATCCACACGTCGGCGGCTGGCAGTCTCTGCCTCTCGGGTGAGCTCGGATTCGACCTGCTTGGCGTCCGCCATGCTGTAGCCCAGCCGGCGCAGGGCGTCCACCTGGCGCTCAGTCATGGAGGGCCCGCGGCTGAGCGCCTTAACCATGTTGTTGAAGCTGGTGGCGGCCACTTCCGTTTCAAATCCGGCCTGCACCATTGCCGCGCCAAATGCAGCGGTCTGCCCGGCCGTGAGTCCCACCATCTGACCGACGGCGCCAGATCGGGTCATGAACTCCACCAGCTGAGACGCTGATGCGCCCGTGCTGTTTTCCAGGTAGTTCATCATGTCGGCCAGCGAACCGACTTCCTTATTGGACAGGCCCAGGGAGACGCGCAGCTGAGCCAGTGATCGGCCGGCCTCTTCTGCGGTCATTTCAAAGGCCGTGGCCACCTGCGCAACCATGACTGCAAAGCCTCTCAGCTCATCTCGCGCAATGCCCGACGCCCCCGCGGCCGCATAGATCTGGGCAAACCCCTCTGCAGCGATTGGCATCTGGCTTGAGAGCTCCAGAATCTCGCCGCTGATCTCCTGCAATGCGGCAGGGGTCTCCAGTCCGTCAACCACCTTGCGAACGTCGGCAATGGCGGACTCAAACTGGACAGCCGCCATCACCGAGGTGCCGATTGCCGCAGTGAGGCCGGCAACTTTCAGCGCAGAAGACGCCCATCCTTCGTTGGCCTCTTTCGGGGCGTCGTTGAAACTCTTTCGCGCCAGTCCGCTGGATTGATTCAGGGAGTCCAGGTTGTCCCGCAATGCGCTGATTTCTTGCGCACCTGTAACCTTCGCCGCGATCCTCAAGACCGCTTCCATGTTCATCGCCATTACCGCTTCCCTCCCTTCTTCGGCTGCTTCGGCTCGGCCGCCTTGTTGATCAGTTCCTTGGCGCGGCTCTCCATGATCTGCAGATCCTCCAGAGCCTGGCGCCGGTTACCCACAGCGTAAAGATCCATCATCTGTAGAACGACGCCATAGTCGAGGCCCACCACGCCGGAGCCGCCAACACGCCACTGGGTCTGGCACTGCAGGAACAGCATCACAGCGTCTTCATGCTCAGGCCACACCTCAAATGTCTTGGGCTGTAGGACACTCTCCGGCAGGCAACTGGCATCAGCTCCGTAGGCCTTCAGGTCCGCCAGCAGGTCATCGTTGGCGCCGCCATCACCGTGCCACCAGTGATCGACAGCGCCCGTCAGTTTCCCTTCTTAGCCACCTCCATGGAGTTGAACCAGGCGCGGATGATCTGGCCTGCGATGGTGGGGATCTCCAGCAGCTGATCCAGTGCAGCCTCACTGAACGGCACATCCTTGCCGCTGTCGTCGGTGATGCCCGCCCAGCCGATCAGGATTTCCTTTGCGGCGGTCTTGTCGTCCAGTGATTCCTCATCGGCGCGGCCGAGCTCCAGGGCCCGGGCCAGCTTGATGATCTCGTTGATTCGGCTCTGCGGCAGCCGCTTGAACTCAGCATCGAAGCTGTGCTTCTCCCGCCGGCCGCCATCCACGGGGATGAGCAGGGGCACCGGCCAGGTGTAACTGGCCGTCTGCTTGAGGACGAATGCCATGGGTGTTCAGGTGAGTGGAAACGGTCGGGCGCTCAGGTGAGCACCAGCGAGAACTCGTCATTGCCGGCGTTGGTGGGAACCGGCATGAATGGCAGGTTGAGCATCATCACGCCGTCCGAATCGCCATAGGTGGGCGAGTCGAGATTGCAGGTCGGGGCGTTGAACGTGACGATGTTCCCGGCGGTCTGGCCGTGCTGCCAGCCGATCGCGCCGAGGGTCTGCGCGGACACCAGAGCGAAGAAATCCTTTTCGCCAGCGCCATTGCCAGCCAGGGGGGCCTCGATCACCAGCTCACCGGAAGGGGCCCGGTCGGTGATCGGGATGTTCTGGCTGCAGCCGGCCAGCTGCCTGAATGGCGTCTCGTTATTGAGGGCCAAGCTGAAGCTCTCCATGCAGCCGCTGAAGCTGAACGCGCTCACGCTCGTGGTGTTCTGGCTGTTCACCACCACCGGCGATGCCTGGTTGGCGAAGGTCGGGGTCAAAGGGGTGCCTTTGGCCACGGCGTTGTAAATCCCCATGAACTCGAACGAGATTCGGGGGATCTCACCCACGGCCAGGTTGAGGGTGGCGGTGCCGCGGCAGCCGGTCAGAAGGTGGCGATTGCCGTCTGCGTTGAAGTCCAAGGACAGGCCGATGATCGCGGCGCTGGCTGGGGCGTAGGTGACTGAGGTGGCGTTCACCACGGTTTCACCAAACCCACAGGCCCTGAGGCAGCGGCCCCAGCGGGGGGCAGTGCCGGCGGTGCCGGAGCCGGCGATCTCCACGTCGAAGGTCACCGAGCCCATCCGCTGGCCGACGACCTTCTCCCGGTTGCCGAAGAACGGCAGCACCAGCTCTCGATCCAGCAAGTTCACGTCAAGGGGCTGAATGTCGAGGTTCGACACCAGCAGGGCATCGCCTGCGGCGAATGTTGGCGCCACGCCATAGGTAGCCTCTGCCGCCGCGAGTAGCAGCCGCTTACGCGTCGAGAGAGTCATCAGCCTCAGAAGGAATAGGGCAGGGCATCACGCACTCCGACGGCTTGGCGTCCTGGTCGATCCACTTGCCGGTGGCCTCGTCCAGCCGGTAGCTGCCGCCATCGGTGGGACGTGGATCAGGTGCAGGATTGGATCGCGCCATGCGGGGGTGCAGTTCCACATCTGCAGCCTATGGAGCTCGCCTATGCGCCCAAATCAGTGATGCTGGTTCGGAATCGCACCTGATAGCTGAGCACGGTCCACATTGCCGGATTTTCTGCCGACTGCAGCTGCGGATCGCGGCTCAATGGAATCAGGTCCATCGCTAGGCCGCCGACGCTCCGATCGGCCATCAGGTTGGCATGGATCTGCCTGATTACCGGATCAGCCGCCTGGTCTGGGCTGGGTCCGCTGATACCATGCCGCCCCCTGCTATAAACGCCGATCACCACCTGAAATGTCCAGTCGATGTAACACGTAGAAACCGGCGGCACGCTGGCACTTGCTGGGCCGTGCTCCACCGTGACCGCTGGTGACTCATCCCTACTGAATGCCTCAGTTCGGCTGCGGTAGATCCGGCCGCTGACGCCTGCGGTATTTTCTAGCGCTGCATACAAAACCGCTACGATCTGCTCTTGTTTCGTCGTGGTCATGATCAATCAGGCACCGGAACAGAAACCAGATTGGCGGTAGAGCCAGCAAACACTGCAGCGCCTGTGTTGGTGCTGCCGTTGCGGACCCATGAGTTGTTGGAGTGGAGCACCTGTGCTGCACGGTCCAGCCGGATCGGCGCATTGGCCGATGGTCCGTTCACAAACACGCAGTCGAAAATCAGCATTGGATCCCAGCAGTTCGCGCCATTCGCTTTGCTCAGGATCGCGTAGCTGGTATTTGTCCAGCCCGACACGTAGCAGTCTTGGAGCACCGTGTTCCTCGATGACGAAACGCTGGTAGTGGTTGCATCACGCAGATAGAACGCACCGGAACCTACAGAGCTGCAGCGGCGAATCGAGTTAGCCCGCGAGTTGTTGGTTTCCTTTACGTCTAGCTCTGCACTGCGGAAGAATCGAGTGTTCCTGATTAGCGCTTGGCCAGTACCGGTAAGCACGCCAACGTTATTGTCGTAGAACCAGCAGCCGTCTACGTTAAACATGAAATCATTGCTATTCGTGGCCGATAGCCCGGTGCCGCAGTTAATGAACATACAGTTTCGCCACTGCGACGATTCCAGGTAGCGAGCGCTCAGGCTGCCGGGGCGTTCTACCGTGCCGCTGCCAATGCCAGTGAAGTTTTTGAATACTTCAAACTGATGCAGGGCTTTCGATTCCTGCCGTGCTGTGCTTCGGTGCATGAACCCCTGTGCGGCAATGTTCCGACCGTCCCACACAATGCCGATGAAACTGGAGTTGGAAACACTGTCGGAGCGGAACATGCGCCCACCCGCTGCACCGTGCCATTCAAAGACTGTCGTGCGGCCGTGGCCCCGTATGTTCATGTGGGCGGCCCGTGGAGTGCCTGCCTGCATTGCGCGGCTAGAAACGGTCTGCGAGATGTTCAGGCGATACGTGCCAACGCCACCAGTGCCGGTGAGGATTTGATTAACCAGCGGTCCTTCGGTTACGCCATTGCCCTGAATCGTCATGCCTGCAGCGATCGATCCGCTAGAGACAGCGGTCACTGTCAATACATCGCCAGAGATAGAACCGGTAAACGATGCGCGAAGAGTCATCGGCACCGGATACGGGAACAGCTCCTCAGCAATGCAATAGGTTCCAGGTGGTGCGTAAACGGTGCTCCACGGCGAGTTAGGCTTGCGGACTTCATTACATGCCGCAAGAAACGCCGCCGTATCCCTGGCCTTGTTGGCCGGGTTGCCGTTAGCAATAGCAGAAACGCCACCGTTCACGCTGGAGGGCAGGTTTTTGACATCAAGCCAGTCAGAGCGCTTGGTCCAGTTCAGTACCAACAGTAGTGGGGGCGTTGTGGCCTGCTCTGATGTAGGCAGCGGGAACAGTGCGCTGTCGATGTAATGGTTTAGCAGGAGGTCCATTCTGCTAAGTTCTCGCAGATCATTTAACGCCAGTCCGGCAATCGTCAGCGATTCCCCGTTGGTGACATTCGGGACAACCTTATTGGTTGAAACGGTCGCGCCAGGGTTCCAGTTCGCCAGAATGTGACGGCCTACGGATGATCCACCTTCAATAGATGGAACCGCTTGACCTGCTCCTTGCTCAAACGTATTAGCAGCCAGCAGCACATTTACAGGTGCCGTACCTTCGCAAACCACCTTAAAGCGGGTCTTGTTTGGATCCCAAGAGGAGCTGCCTGACGTTGCCGCGTTCTTAAACTTGGTGGCCATGATCGCCACCCGGCCGCGATAGTTTTTGGCTGATACATAAGTTTCGTATGGCGCCTTAATTGGATCGCTCTGGTGTGACGAATCGCCATACGCGCCATCTATCACGCTGCAGGAGGCCGTTACCCGGCCCTCTCTAGTGTCTCCAGCAGTGCCGCTCAGTACAAATTGCGGAGTCGCTAGCCGCTTGTTGTCCCTGGTTGTGGTCGTGCGCAGCTGTTCCTGGTATACATCACTTGCGATGTAGCTATTGTTGTCCTCTACCCGGACTGAGATATAGGCATTCATTGCGCCAAAGAACCCATTGCGCAGTGCCTGCGATCCACGAATGCGCAACGCACCCCAGCCCTGCTGGCCTAGCTGTCCGAACAGGATGCGAGCGTTAGAGCAATCGTCAAAACTTATTCCCTTCAGCTGGCAACTGGTAGTGTTAGAGGTCAGAATTGAGTTGCCGTTTAGGTTCTTGATCTGCCACGCCATACACCGGTCAGATGTGAACCCATTGCTGGTATCACTTGGATTTACAAACTCTTGTCCCCAGCCATTGAAATTGCAGCTTTCGTAATGGATGCGGGACGGCTTGGTAGAGTCGCTGCTGGACTGCCGCACCACTAGCCGTGTTTGGTCGGAGTTGTGCCGTACATCGATAAACTCCACCCGGACGTTATCAGGGTCGATGATGTCTAGGACGGGGCTAAATGCAACGCCGTTCAGATCGTGGCCAATAATGAAGCTCTGATAATTGCCAGCACCTCCGATCATGTAGCCGCCACCAGTGGCAACAATCCGGCGCGTTACGCGATAGCTGCCCTTGGGGAAATATGCCATTGCATACTCGCCGGTCGTGGCAGCCCAGTCCCGTGCAGCATTGATACATGCCTGGGCAGCGTTGGAATCGTCGGTGACGTTATTGGCAACAGCAGATACGCCACCATTGACGTTGGATGGCAGGCTTCGTGCGTCGAAGATTTTGAGCGGCACCAAGGCTTGAGGTAGCGGCGTAGTGGTAGGCACGGGCGGCAGCGGTGGAGGTGGCGGGAGAACAGTGCCTTTGACATATCGCAGGTTGTCAAATAGGCAGGCTCCGGTGTTCTGGGTAGATGCAGACGTTCCACTACCACCAGCAAGCAAGCCGAAGGCCGTAAAGTTAGCGGACCCAGCCGAAGCGGTAACAGCGATGGGCTGACCGGCAAGCGTGCCACTTAATACACCTGAGCCATCCGCGCGACCGATCCACGTTAGGTCAAAGCTATGCGTAATGTTTTGCGCCAGGTTAATAACTGCCGATGAACTACCACCACCACCATTCACGCGAACGATGCTTCGGAACGGGCCGGATACAGCACTAGACGGCTCAAGAAACTCGATACCAATAAACTGCGCAGGCGGTGCACTGGCGGGAAGCGAACCGTGCGCAAAGTATCCTAAGTAAAACGAACCATCGTAGTCCGAGTTAGCCAGCCTAAAGCTACCAGCCAGCCGCAACGTGTTGACCCGTGATACCGTCGTAATGCTTGTATCGGCAAAGTAAGCATATGCAGCGGCACGCGCAAACACGCCGCCAATCGCACCAGCAGCGCCGCTTACGGCGGCAGAATCCTGCCAGTGGAAGTCGTGGCCGTTTGATTCATTTCCCGACCCGACCCAGCCAGCGGTAGCAGTTGATTCAGCAGTGAGGAATGGTTCCATGATGCTGATGTCGGGTTCAGGGTTTAGAGGGTCGGATGGGGGATCAGGTTCTGGTTCGGGATTAGGTTCTGGTTCTGGTTCTGGTTCTGGTTCTGGTTCTGGTTCTGGTTCTGGTTCTGGTTCTGGCTCTGGTTCTGGTTCTGTGGGTCGATCTGGCTCAATATCGGGATTAGGATCCAAGGGAGCCGCAGGAATTAGCCCTAGATTTTGCGTAATTTCAACCGTCAACACGCCAGACGGGATGTAAGTATCAACAACCCCCGCATTTCGGAATACAACAAACACCGCATCGTCTTGACACTGATATTCAACCTTTACCGCCACAGGCAGCGGAACCGAATACGATGCGCGATCAACAAAATCACCTAGATTAACATCAGCAGCAGGCACAACTACCTCGCTAACCTGGCCAGCCGATAGCGACCGGCCAACAACACCATGCGTAAACCGCAGCTGGGGCGGCTCATACGGCAAGTTGTTATACGTGGTTACGCCATTACCAATTTTCTGCTTGCGTGTATCTGACTCCGTAGCAATCTCGCCTTCTAACAGCAGAGGGTTTAGCGCCTGCAGTTCAGCCGAAGTTGCATAAACCGTGCGAATCCTGTAATTGATTACTTGGTTAGTCATAGAAAATCACCATTTAACACAACCGTTACAGACTCATCCGCTATTTTTTCAAGTGAAACCACGCTCAGCATTCCATCGGTCATCCGCATTGGCTCGCTGCGGACCCTATACGTTTCACCGTCAACCGATAAATGATCGCCATATCGCAATCCGCCAAGCTCTGAGGTCTTGATCGTTAACGCATTCTCTACGCTCACAATCTGATCATCAAGCACCAGCTCGCTTTTGCGGTCGAACATTCCATAGGTGCTGATCGCGCCATGGACAACCGGAACTCTGCCAAGCATCCTGCTGGTGGTATGCCAGGTCCTGGCATGCAATCTGTCCCAGTTAGTGGCCATGCAGTCAGCCTATGGACTCGCAGGTCACTCACGACCCTTGCCGCGCTACGGCTGGATCACATCAAACAGCACGACGTAGACCGGCAGCGCTGCAACCGCCGTAATCCAAACAGGAACCTGCAACGCTGCAGCGAACATTCCCACCGTCCACGGGGCGGAAAGGACGATCAGCAGGATCAGGGCACTTCTTCCCATGCTTCGTCCTCGGGCGTGGTTGGATCGTCGGCTTTGAACCGGCCCCGTTCGTCTTTGGCGCGGCGCACCACTACGGCATCCTGCGCGGGTTCAGGCCGCCTGCCGGGCGCTGCTGGAGGCCCCAGCCGCCAGCTGACGGGCAACGCCGGGGATTCCCAGGGGCTCGGTGGGCAGCGGATCGACCGCGCCTGCAGTCCGGCCCTGGCCGTCCCTGCCGATGAATCCAACTGCCGCGCCCATGGTGTCCTCAATGGAAAGATTGAAGCCCCGGCGTACCGGGGCCGCTGTGATCAGTTGTCAAGCAACACCCGCACTGTCGTCGCCGCCTGAGCAGCGACAGCCAGCGCATGGCCCACCTTCTTGCGGGTGCCGGAGCTGTCAGTACCGGACACGCTGCCGGAGCTGAAATACACCGGGCCGCCGGCGGTGGTGGCATCGCCAGACGCGGCGGTGAGCTTGGGCAGGGTGAACACACCCTCCAGGGCCAGGATGCCGGTGGCGCCATTGGCCACGTCGGTCACGGCCACGCCGTGGAGATCACCCACCTGCACCAGCTGGCCGCTGGTGATGGTGGCGCCGGCGGTGAACTCGATGTACTTGCCGTCTTGGAC